TGTATTTTTTTTCAATATATTCAATAACCTCAGCACGACGATCATAAGAAATATCGTTGTCAATATCTGCTAACAAACTTCCATCTAAGAAAATTTCTCCTTCATGCTCGATTTTTCTTGCCCTACTTTTAGAGACAAACCTCTCAAAAAACAAATCATACTCTATGGGATCTATATTCGTTACCCCTATTACATACAGGACCAAGGAACCTGCGGCGCTTCCCCTACCAGCGCCTGTGGGTATGTCGTTCTCTATGCAAAAATTCATTATATCCCAATTTAAAAGGATATAATCTACAAACCCTAAATCATCAAAAATAGATAACTCATCCTTCAACCTCTCGTAATAAACTTCTGCATTAAGTTTTTCGTGAACGCCTCTTTCCTTAACCTTTTTAAAGCAAAGCTTCCTCAAAAACTGAAAGTTACCTTCCAGGTCGCTACAGCCAACCTCATCATAATATTTTTTTTCTATTTTGATTTCTGGAAGTTTTACGCCTACTGGAAACGGAGTTTTATACGCGGTATAATCAGCAAGGTTCATAGTTCTAAATCAAACAACTGTTTTTGGAATATTTTAAAATTCATTTCTATATCATACAAAGCATCATGGAGTCTTTTGGGGTCATGGTCTATGCCATAATGTTTCAATAAAAACGCTTGAGAGGTTTTTAACCCTCTCTCTCTATAATGAAGCAATCGATATTGCCAATTTATAAAATCTCCGCCAGTAAACGGAATGTTTTTTGCTATAGCCGTAGCTAAGGATTTTGTATCTATTATGCGAGATATATAGTCTTGATCTAAAGGTCTGGACATTAACTTACGCCAAACATCAACCATATAAACATCAAAACCCAAAAGGTTCTGCCCTATAATTATATTGTTTTCGTCAAAAAGGTCTTGAGAAAATTCTTCCCAGACTTGATTGGGCGCTCTACATTTTCCCTCGTATTCCTTCTTGGAAAACCCCGTAATTCGGGCAGCCCCCTCAGAAAGATTTAGAGCGGGCCACTGAATAAATCTATCAGTGCGGGAAATTATTTTATCTCCTTCCGCCACAAGCCAAGCAATCTGCCAAGGTCGAGACTTCACTAAATTCAAACCCTCAGTTTCTGTATCGAAAACCACGTACCGCTGCTTCTTATTAAATCTTAAGATATTTTCTGTCATTTGTTTTGCAAGTAAGATTCAAAGCAAAAGTCATCACTTCCGAAATGATCTAGATTAGGCTTACTTAGTGTAGAAATTCTCCCAAACTTTCGGCCACATAATATTTTATAGGTTTGCAGTGCCTCGATATCCTCTCTCTTTTCGTAAAAGATACTTTTAACCAAAGAGGAATTATATTTATTTTTTATATACTCCAAAACAGCCTTAGAGATTATAGGATCAAAAGGTAAATTATTTTGCTCTAACCAGAAGGTGGGTTTCACCTTCTTAAAATCGGGGACGCAGTTTTTAAGATACATTTGGTTTTGATGAATAAAGGAATCATAAAAAGGTATAACTAAGTCTAAATTCTCTTCATTCCAAATTTTATTTAAAAATGCAAAATCTATCTTTCCTCCGCCTTTTAAATGAGAGAAGGAGCATATAGTATTTAAAAGTTTACAACCCTCATCATTTTTAGCCAGAATAATCATTTTATGGTCCGATTCATTATCCTCGTTGGAAATATCGTTGCAGCAGATTAATCTTAACCCAAAAATCAACTGTAGCCCAGCCTCCGCGCAGGAATTATAGGATTTAATAAACCCCGTCATGGAATCTTCCACCAATAATAAATGGGTAGCCGAATCTGATTCACATAACTTAATAATTTCATCCATCGTTAAAATACTTTTCCCGATAGAGAAGGTTGATTTGTAAACTGGCAACATCATACCACTTTAACCAAATTCAATTACAAGTCAACAAGAATGTGCGGGACAACCTTCATAATACTTTATTTCATAAGTACACCCTTTTGGAACAAACTTTTCTTGGAAATCTTCTTCAAAATAAGAGGCTATAACGTTCTGATCTGAATCAAAAACCTGATAATAGAAAAAATCAAATTTCATTGAACAATACCATTTGGGATTACCATCTAATTTGAGTTCCCCCTTTTTTTTGGCAAAACCGCAAAGTAATCTACCGCTAAAAGATCCATCTTTAGGGAAATCCTTGTAAGCCGCTAGGTTTGATCTCGCCTGTTTTTCTGTAAAGTTATCTAAATATTTTTGCACCTCAGAAAGATGCATCTCAAAACCCAATAGCTCATCCTCATCTAAAGCTTTCATTCTCATGATCCCTGAATTTGCTGATTCTTCCTCTAGATCAAATTTTAAAAAGAGGAATTCGCTAACCCTTGTCGAATAGTCTGGAAACAAATTTTTTACCGCAAGGCTGTACATTAAATCTTGAAGATTGTCCGTCGCATCCTTCCCCTTAAAAACCGCTTTACTGGTTTTAAAATCCCGTATTAGAGCGAATTTCTTTTTCTTGTACAAAAAAAGTTTATCTATAAATCCTCTGATTTTATATTTTATATCTCCATCATTTTTAATAATGTCAAAATCTTTCTCGGAATATTCTATTGTAGGTTTTCCTAACTGCATCCCAAAAAAATCATACGCTAGACCGTTATGAATCATTTCTTTAATCATTTCGATGTTTTCATCATCCTCCACCCCGTATTTAACCGCATGTTTTAGGATGAGTTCTTTTATAGAAGGAACGCAAAAAACATCTTGTTCTTTTAAAATTTTATTATAATATTTCTTCCGACGTTTTTCTCCCAATACCTCAAAAATTAAATGGCATATTGACCCTCTTTTTGCGCCATCATTACTTTTATCAGGAAGATGAAGTTTATATTTACTCCAATATAACCACGAGCACGATTCGGCTGTTTTTATTCTACTTGCAGATAAAGGCGTTTGAGGGTCACTACTCATTACTTATCACTAAGGAGGTTTTAATTTCTTTTTTGGTAAAGCCTGAGGGGTTGTTTTTAACGAACTTACAAATATAATTTAATTGATCAGCTTGATCTATTTTTTTATCAACCCAATTTTTAAAGTCATAACCTGCTAAATGAGCATCACCGAAATCATTATACGGTTTTGGAGGAAATTTTACACTTAACATGTTTAAATCAAAGTAAGAAGACAATTTTAAATAGTTTTTTATTCCTGCAACAAACCCTCTATTGTCTGTACCGCCTTCGTCATTATTAGTAGAAATAATAATTCTATTGATCGGCATACCACTAAGGTAAGAAATAATATTGCTGTTAACAGACAGGCCAAAAATAACCAAAACGTTTTTAATATTTTGTTCGTAAAGAGCCAGCGCATCACCAATACTTTCTACTAAGATAACTTCTTGTTTTTCTACTATTGTTTCATTTACTCCAGTATCGCAATTAAATGCTGGATAAACCCAGTTGTTTCTTCTCCCTAAGTGCTTCCATTTGGGATAATCATTGTCATCGTCTACTTTTCTACCAGAAAACCCAATTATTTGGTGATAATTATTATATATAGGAAAAACCATACGTCTATACATTTTGCCTACGCCCGCCAGCCCTACTTTAAATTTCTTTTGAGTCGCTTCAGAAATTAACTTTTTTTTGTAAAAGCTATAATTCGGGAAAAGATTGTCTAAAGAATCGTTTGAATAAATTTTTTCCATTTCAATTTTATCTTTTTTTACATAAGTAGGAACGTTAGAGGTCTTAAACTTAGATAGAAACGAGCTTAAATTTGCATCATCACTCTTTAAGGTTTCTTTTATTAAGGCTTCAAACGGTTTAGATCCTTTATCAACGACAAAGTCCATCCAAACACCTGTGTTTTTATATATTTTAACAGCTGTTTTATTGTCGCCATTTCTATATAAGGCTTGGGTTCTCCAGTGATCTCCACAATCAATAAGCTCGTACCCCATTGACTCTAGAATTTGTTGAAAATCCTCAGAACTGATTAAAGTCGGGTATTCCATCTTGAACTCCTTCAGTATCTAGTTCGTGCTCTCCATTTAAAACACCAGCTATATCCCTAAGATCTCCACACTCAGTGATATTAAAATTATTAAAATCTAAATTTATTGAATTTTTTCTTAACATGTCGCCTACACTTACTGGCTCAATAGCTCCCGCTATGTCGCTTCCTAAATGGCGAGCCTTTACATTTATTAATTTATGAGTGCCAAACCTACGCCCCTCCGACTCCATCTCGTCAGCAGTTTTGTTTCTTAAAATAAACATATGTGAACAAAATTGAGTTATCCGATCAGAAAGGGAAACTATTGATTCATCATCTACTATATTTTGAGCAGTTCTATTATTAGTTATGCCATATCTATTAGATTGAACAGAAGTTATCATGGAAATTATAGGTTCCCCCTCCCACAAAATTTCCTTTTGCACACATTTTTTAAACTTATCAACCATCTCTCCCACGACTTGCCACTCAGACTTATTATTCATTCTCTCGGAAGTCGTTTTTATATAATCAAAAGAAAAAACCATTTTGTTCCCCCTACCGACCTTTGAATAATAAAACCTTTTCAAAGAGCTTACCATCGCATCGACATCCATTCCCCCAACATTATAATAATAAAATTTTAAATCTTTTATCTTAGGCCAGACCGCCCTCACCTTCTCCACGATATTATTTCCTGATCTTCTCCATTTGCCACTCTCCAAGAGGTGCATGGAGACACCTGATAAAGCAGCGCACTGCCTCATAATGAGTTCTTCTTTACTCATTTCGCCATTATCAAAATGTAAAACTGGCACGTCATGCTCGGCGCTTACTTTTGTGGAATAATCCATGCAAAATTGAGTTTTACCCACTCCTGATCGAGCGACAATAACGGTAATATTCCCAGGTCTTAATAAAGACCCGTAAATTTCATTAACTTTCGGATGCGGCCCCATTAAGCCAAACTCTGTTAATGGATTATCACCCCTGCCTTCAACAAGGCTCTCCATTTCATCATAAATATTAGATGGAACATCATTTCCCATTTCATATAAATTTATACGAGAATTATAGATTGAGTCAGCAGCTTCTATTATGTCGCAATACGAAGACTCAGCTGATATAGCTTTCATTTTTTTAGCTATTTCTTGAGAAGATTGAAGTATCTCTCTTCTTATGGAGTATTTTTTTAATTCTTTAGCTGTTTTAAGGAAATTGCCCTCAGGAACTTTTCTTAATGCTAGGGATTTTATATAATCCGAAGGATTGACATTATCCTCAAAAGAAAGCCCTATCTCATTTACTCTTTGGGCTACAATTATCTCATCTATTTCATCATTAGCCGTAATAGCTTGATGTATAATTCTAAAAATAGTAGAATTTAAAGAAGTCTGCTCAGAATAAAAATCTGAAGTGCTTATGAAATTAGAGATCTCCGTTAAAATTTCGGGATCTTTAAGCAGACCAGCTAATAATTGTTTTTCAAGCTCGTAAGAGTAAATCATTCTTCTTCGTCCTCATCTTCATCTTCACCGTATTTTTTTATTTCTCCTCTGGGGGTGGAAAGATAATCTTCCAGAGCTTTGGTGAGACCTAACTCCGTCATCGCACAATCAAACCTTTGATAAATTAAAGGACGGCCCGCATCTGATGATGCAGCCAGAATTACACCTTTGTATTTATCTACTCCTCCCGAAAGTTCATAAAGCTTATCAACCATTTCGGATGGTATAGAAAATTCTGTATCCCCTTCTTCTTCATTCATAAATATATTTCTTGATCATCAAACAGCGACGCGGTTATCTTATCCTGTGGATAAACTTCTGCAAGCTTTATTTTATTAATTTCGCAGAAATGAAGTTTTTTTTCGTCTCGTTTTAATTGATCTGAATATTTAAATTTATTCTTATGAAAGAACTTAACGTATTTAGTGTGTTGCGCTCCTTGAACCTCTACAGCTATTCTTTTATTAGCGTTATAAAAATCTAAAGTTAATCTAGTTCCTACCACTCTAAACTCCTCGAAGACAACATCACTCTCCCAATAAGAACGCAAAAAGTCCTTAACTCTTTTTTGAAATTTACTGCGACTAGGTTTGTCCCAGTTGATTAAATATTTTTTTGCATTTTTTAAATTCCTTTGTCTACCGTATTGATCAACAAACTTCATTAATGTTATTCGAGAGAAAGTTCTTGTATGTCTTTTTTGAAAAACTCAAAAAGATACTTAGTTAAATCGGGGTTGGTTTCTATGTACTTAAATAAATTATTCATGCCTTGAATTTTTTCAGGAAACTCGAAAGAAGTTCCAGCAAGTAATTCTTTGAAGTCTTCAGTTGCACTAATCCAAGCGCCGCTTTTTTTAATAAAGGAATAAGCCTCTAATAAGTCTACTATTTCTTTTTCTATCCAAATAGAAGTGCCTCCCGTTCTCCCGTAACGGATGGGGTAACTTATCCTAGTATTTGTTTTTTCATTGGGAGATTTTTTTATGATCAACTTTGAATAAACTCCAATTATCGGATTAGTGGTAGCCTCAGGTTTTTTGCTGGGGTCTTGCAAAATTTGATCTCCACCAAATCGTGGTTCATATTCGATGATCCAATTGGCGAAATGCAACAGCGCATTACCACCCGTGGCTGTGGTTTGTCTTATTGGGGCGTTGCTGTAAGGAGTAAGGCTTATATGCGCTCTCACTTGTGAAATAAAGATAGCCATGTGGCCTCTTTTGGCTAATTTTATAGACATTTTTTTCATGAATGTCGCAGCGACAACAGCGCCCCCAGCGACTTTTGAAGAGTCGTCATAATTTTTAGCCATGTCATTTTTAAGAATTAATCCATCAACCGAATCCAAGACAAAACAGAATTTAGTTTTTTTCTCATTGCTATCAACTAACCGACTGACTATTTCTGCCACCGCCTCATAAATGTTGCTCTCAAAAACGAAGCATTTTCCATCTTCCCATTCATCGTGCGAGGTCACAAAATCAACTCCAGATCTTTTTTTCATTTCTGGAGGGAGTCTCCCTTCGGCTTTTATGTAAAAACCTCTTGAGTTAGGAATTGTTTCTAAGAAGTTTTTCATCACCTGTAAAGCTTCTGAGGTTTTACCCCCTTCGTTCATTCCTGTGAATCTGTGCAACCCAGGACCAAACCCCCCTCCAAGGTGCAAATCAAATTGCAACGACCCACTAGAAACTTTATAGTTTTCTTCTTCTTCGAAATTATAATGATCGTCCTTGTTTGTTTTTAAAAAATTGTTTAATATATCCTCTGGTTCTCTTTCACTCATCTAAAAAATCCCTTACTGTTTTTTTAATTGTTTTTATTTTAACGTCTTTCCCGCTTTTCTTTCCTATATTATATTGAGGATATCGCGAAAAGTCTACTTTAAAATTGAAAGCTCTGAATTTTTCATCCATTGTGCTTTTTAATTTAGAACTGGTTAAGTAAGCTAGGGAATCAAACTTTTTTGCAAATGTTAGCGATGCCATGAAATCTTGCGAATAGTGCCGAATCAAATCATTCAGCATTTTCATTTCTCTAGCAAAAAACGGCCTTCTTGCTTTATCGGGAACTTCCAAAAGACGGAATAAAATTTCTCTTTTATTCAGTTTTGGTTTTTTTGACACTAGTTACTATTCACTTCCGCCAAATCATTGTCAACCATTTTTTGAACTAATTGACTAAAGCTTGTTTGCGGGTTCCAGCCTAGTTCTTCTCTAGCTCTACTAGAGTCCCCCCAAAGAAGATCTACCTCTGCGGGTCTATAAAATTGAGGATCTACCTCTACTAAAAGATCGCTTCCATGATAGTATTTTGCGTCTTTTCCATAACCTTCCCATCTGCAAACTGATCTATGAAAACCAGCACAATTGAAAGCCTCCTCCGCAAATTGTTTAATGCTGTGAACTTGATCAGAAGAAAGGACATAATCGTCGGGTTTACTTTTCCAAACCTTGGTCCAACATTCTTCTTGAT